AAGTCCACGAAGAAAAGCATATCAGCCAACATCAAACGGCTAGGCTTAATCTTCAATGTACCGAAGTCAGTTACCAGAACGTCCACAGCGTTTACCGCTACACCTTGAGTTGCCGAGCTTTGGTTCTGAACCAGATCAGCAACAACAGATCCACCTAGCGCACTGATTTTTTGTTTAAGATCAGCAGGAGCCATAATAGTGGAAGGTTCGCCACCAAGAGTAAAGGCACGTTCCATAGCAAGGTTAATCATCGCCATTGTTAGAACAGCAGAGGTTCCGAAAGAAGCTACAGTTGTTCCATCAGGACCAACCGCAGGACTACTTCCACCGTTATTAACAACACCAACAACAGGAGAAGCTGAACCTAAAACAATGTTTGATGTTCCAGCAGACGTTGTGCCTAACCAAGACATTACAGCAGCTGTTTTACGAGCAGTACCCGCAGCACCTGTAACTTTTACATCGTTAGACAGCAACATCTTTTCCATGTCGCGTTTGATTTCCTTTGCCCTCTTGGCCAATTGGTAGGCTTGGGTTGTGCGTCTCCCCGCAAAATCTACCGCTTCGGCAGTGCCAGAACTCTGCACGACTTTATAAGAAATCTGACAAACGTTGGTTAAGCGAACAGGCTCTGCTACAGCTAGAGCGTTCATTGAATCATCGCCCTCGAGCTGTTGGTTAGCTGCGGCGGCGGCTAATTCATCCGTTTGCCACTCAAATAGAGTGTTGTTAGCCGTTCCTTTTCCAATATTGGATAAAAACGGCGTATCCTCTGGACTAATGTCATATATGATATTACTCAGATCTTCACGAACACCAATAGCGCCGTAAGTAGTCCGAGTATTTGTTGCAATTGCCATGAGCAAAAACTCCTAGATTAAAGTTCTACGTAATCCTCAAACAAACTGACTGCATCTTCTGCTCTTCCTGTTTGTTTAAGACGGTTCATTGCGGCTTTACGCTTAGACTTCGTCTGAGATTGTTTGTCCGTAGATTTACTTTTCCGAATGACTTTTGGCTTATTGGCGAGCTTCTTAGCTTTTGGATTCGCTTTCTGCATTTCGTCATAAAGCCGAGCCTTGTTCAGAACAATAAAACTTCTGTGATCAATTAAAGAGTTTATTTCTTCTTCTTGAAAACCTACCGTACTAGCATATGATCTTAACTCGCTGGCTAATATTTTTTGTTTGTCGGCATCACCCCAATCTGGCATTTGTTCTACCAATTTAGCGTGTTCCGATTTAACAGCTTGTGACCATTGTTGTTTTTGAGCTTCTTGATTTTTAGCTAATACAGATTGTTGCTCTTGTTGAGTACGAGCAATTTTTTCTTGAGTTTCACGGACTTCTTCTCGCTTTGAAAGAAACTCTATTGGATCTTCAGCACGAAGCCGTTCCCAATCTATGTTTGCAAACTTGTCGAGATTAGAATTTTCAATCACGGATTGAAGGTTTCTAGCGTACTGCTCTCGCTCCGCTGTGATTTGAGCAATTTCTTGGTTATATTGCGTATGCAATGCCTCCATTTGCTTTCGATCTTCTGCTAGAGCTTGACTCTTCTGTGTAAATGAAGAGTTACGTGAATAACCTTTCAAAAGTTCGTCAAGGGTGACCTCAACTTCTTTACCATCTACTTTTAAAGCGTAGGTGGTATCAAAATCAGGTTCCTCTTCGTTATCTGATAATTCTTCACTTTCGGATTCTTCTTGTTCAATTTCTTGTTCAGAATCATCCTCTGAAACCGCCTCTGTAGATTCGTCTTCAGCTTCCTGAGTAGACTCTTCAACTTCGGGGTCTTGTGCTTCTTGTTGTTCTTGCGGTTGATCTTGCGATTCCATTAGACCTAAGAAAGCATTAGTGGCAGATGTTAGACTGCCATCGTCCATCGTATTTGGTATATCTGCGGTCGGTGCTTGAGGCGTGTCGGCCATTGTTTACTTCCTTTCGTTTAGCTAAACGAGGTTAGGTTTATTTCAACCTAAAGTCTTTGTTCCATCTTTCCGGTTGTCACTATATTTTCAAAGTGACTCTTCAGACGGTTAAGGTACTTTAAGCTCAACCAGAGCCTTTCTCTGGTTTCAATATCAGTGTCATTTGAATTTACCCAATTGACCATGATTTCTTCTTTGAGTGCATCCCAAGCCTCGTTAAAAATAGGATCACTCAGTATTCGTTCGGATGCTTGCTTACGTTGATGAGCATCCATTATTTCTTCTTAGTTTTTTTCTTCATACCACCAGTCTTCTTCTTCTTGCCGTATCCGTACATTAGGTTCCTCCAATTGCCACAGGGCGTTGTTGTATTGCTTCGAGTTGTAATTCTTGCGCTTTAAGTTGTGAATCAATGCCTGCCTCTGTTGCATCGTTTTGGACTTTTTGCGCCCGTACTTGCGCGTCAAATGCCTTGATTTCAAGTTCTTTTTGCTCCAATTCCAGTTCTTTCGCTTTCATCTCCATTTCCATCTGAGCCATTTGCTGTTCGATGGTTGGACCTTGCTGTTGTTGAATCGTGCTTGGATCGGTAATAAACTGAGACACATCTTTGAAGCCCATATTTTTTATAAGAGCTGCACTTAAGTTATATAAATTTTGTTCATTAACAATTGATGAGCCTCCAGCCATTGCTTGACTAGCAAACTGCATCAATTGAGTCAGATACATTTGATTTTGATCTTTATTGCCGTGACCTAATCCCACCTCAACGGTGCAATCCATCTTGTCACGCCACATATCCGGTCTTATGGGTACAAACTTATTACGCAACATAATGACTTGTTCTTTTTGTTGATGCTTACTTACCAACTCATAAATCATGTACGCTAATTTTTTGACTCCTGTATCTGCAAAGATACGAGCAATTAATTCAACTCGTTGTTGCGCGTTGCTCAACGTCTGACTTACAGCGGAAGCGGTTGTATGACTGGTTAAGGTATTAGCATCTAACCCTTGCGACATTTTGCTTACACCAGAACGTTCTTCACGAATACCATCTATGTATCCCAACATTTCAAATACGTAAGGCTGTAGCTGTGGTGTTGGTAAAGGTTGTATTGCGTTAGGTGCTTTGGTTCTAACAATTCCACCTGGTCGTTGTGTTAATAAATCATCAAGCGATACCATGCCTTCTTGAACAGCAACACGACCTGCGTTTTGCAGATACATATTGTCAAGAAGATTTCGTAAAAGCGTGGTTTTAACAATTTGTAAATCAAGCACTTGATCGGCCACACTCATACCGAAGAATTTGTGCGGTATCGGTATGGGGCATATCGTACAAAACGGTACACGATCAACTGGATCATCAGCTAAGATCTGATTACCTACCATCATTACGCGCCGTAACTCACTTAACCCACCTGTTGTCTCACATTGCAGGTAGCTCTCAAAAACCCAAACTTCTTTTAACGCGCCATAGGTATCCTCTGACATATAAGGCCAGCCTTGAGAACGATCAAACTGGTGTCTTGCATCGGATTCAGATTCCATGTTGTAATGCGCGAAATCAGTGTTACCCAATTTTTCTTCATCGACTTCATAACCCATCTCACGTAATTCTGCTACCGTCATACGAGTTCGATGCGATACAAAACGTGCGTTATCTACCGTTGTTGCATCTCTTGATATTAAAAACTCTTCGGGTGCAATGTTTATTATCTTTACAGAACCTTTTTGAACCTGACGAGAAATAACTACATCGTGAAGACGAGGATTAAATAACTCTTGCTCTAATGCATTTTCTATAGAATCATCATCATCTTCAAATTTTTCAATCTTTTCACTGTGTTCTAAAACCTCTACGGTATCCGGTGCAATTAGGTTTTCTAGTTCGATGTCCGTAAGATCGTGATACTCCTCTCGATTCTTCTTTTCAGTTTCATCGTAAAAAACCTTAATAACACCTACCTTTTCTAAAAGCGCATCCGTAGCCCATGTTAGAAAGATTTCAGACCAATTATTTTTGCGGGTCAAAATCCAATTGATGTAATCGGTAGCTTGCTGGCTGGTCTCTACATCTTCTGGACCTTCTGGCATAAAGCGCACGACTTCATCGCTTGAAGTAAAAATCTTCATTAACGAAGGTTTCATCCACTCAATTGTGTCCATAACTGACGTATCGACTACCTGAGAGCGACCCTCTACTTCATTGCCGTAAGGTTGTGATGTGTAACGCAATAACGCCTCACGCCTTTGGTGAGAAACCTCGTCTTCATAACCTAGCGCGTGTTCGATTTCGCCTTGTATTTTTGAAACTAATTCTTCGTCGTAGGTTTTTGCCATTAATTTTTCCGTGTTTATACGATACCTAGATCAGGATATTTCAATTCCCTATCCCAATTTGATTCGCCTTCGGGTTGTGCAAAACGCAATGACATAACTGCATAACGTGTTGCAGCCATTAGATCGTCCCGAATCGCTTGTATTTTTCCTTCTCGCCTGTGATACATCCTGAGTTCTTCCAACCAATCGGATTGCGTCGAGAAAACTTTGAATCGGTTCGATTCCATACGTTGCAGAATATCCATAATGCCGACCTCCACCGAATTCCCGCCTTTCGTTTCCCCTAACGCGGGAGGGTTGGTAAAGTGCATCGGTAATAAATTCACGCCATGAGATCGATATTGATCCGCAAGGCCAGGATTTCCCATACTGTCTTTACGGTTTCCGTCATGCGGCCATGCCAGAGCAATAAAACGTGGGCGTGTATTAATAACCCCAGCATGCACACTAGGCGTTGCTTTGGATTGCCGATAAGTGTCGTAGACATAAACCACATCTTCTTCTGTATCAAAAGCAATCCAAACCACAGCCGTTGGATGGTCCCAACCAAAATCAATACCGCCAATACGAATGTATTCACTCGGTATTGGAAACGGATCACAGATCAGTTTTTCTTCCGGCACTGGATACACCAAACCCGAACCAATAGTTGGTCTTCCGTATTTACGCATCTCTCGCTCATGCGGTGGATACGCACTTAAAATCTGCTCCATTGCATCATTCGTAAGATGCCCTGGATTACCCTTTACTACGGTGTTAATTTTCTCGCTTGCATCGTCCCAAGATCCGTGGGTAATTGCCTGACCTGCTTTTAGATCATTAAAAAACTGAGCCGTTGTTTCGGTCATACCCGACTCTGGGGTATAGGTCATAAACACCGTACCCTTTCGATCTAAGGTTCTTGTTACCGCTTGCGTATAAATACTTCTGGGCGGTTCTTCGTCTAACCAAATCAGGTCACAACTGCGACCCATCCAGACCTCGTTACCCATGTTAAAGGCTTTAAAGTAGACGTAAGATGTCCCACCTGAAATATGCTTCACTAATGCCATTGCAACGGCATTTGGCACACCTGGCTTACGCTGTGTCTCTATAAGACTGGATTTAGGTATCATTCCAGTACCTAAAGCCGAAGGATCTCCTGGTGTACCTAAAAGCTCTGCTTGCACAATGTCTCTTACGGTTTCTGTTGAAACCCCACCACACCAAGCCGTAATCGGTTGATTAAAGCGCCGTCCTGAGTACCAATCGGGATATTTACCCGTTAAACCACACGCCACGATATAAGCACCTACCCGTGTCTTACCCACTCGGTTACCAGCACATAAAACCGTCTGTAGTGCGGTTTGAGTTGTCTCGATAAACCGATCTTGAAACGGATATGGATCGTATTCGTCAAGTTGATTGAATCGCTCGCGCTCTTTAATCAGCTTGATTAACTCTATTTTTCTAGCGACTACCTCTCTTGGCTCGTCGTTTAACGTTTGCTTCTTTAATCTTTTTTTCTTCATTTGACCATTTCTTAGCCATTTTCGGCATATTGGCGTACAAATACCGCCGCTGTTTTTGGCTCTTGAATGGCATTCAATTATTTCTTCTCTAAAGGGGCCTTAAGAAGCTACTCATTAGGATAAGTCATTAATAATAAGCATTAATTTAGATTTTTTGGTACTTCTGTTTCAATTTCGTCTGTTCCCATAAGACGCGCTAACTCAGAACGCAGTTCATCCGTTGTTTTCTCAATATTGGTGACTTGCTGTTCGATTTTTTCTGTTGGTTTTAACCCGCCTCTGTCGGCTATGTCTTTAGCAGCCTGTAAGCGAACCGTTTCTGATTGCGCGTTTTTCGCAAGAAAAGTAATGGTCATCATAGCTTCTGGTACTTGCTCTCGAACCAACTCTTTAAGGCGCTGATCGATAATATTCTGGAATCTATTTTTAAGCTCACTCGACCTTTTTTGAGCTACGCTAGTTGTATATCCTGCTGAAAGTGCTGATTGCATTGCGTTTCCGGTTCTGCAATAAAAATCGATAAATTTTTCTTGTCTTTCACTTAATTGCTTCATATGTAAACTCGTCCTTTACAAGGTTAATTTTCCCCCCACAATTGCACAATGAATATCTATATTTATATAAAGATAAAAAAAGGGGTTGGGGGGGGTCTGCCCAAAAAAAAACATTTTTTGCGCTTTTAAAACAGACCCTGCCCATTTTTATACATAAATTCTTAGAAATATTCTTTCCCAAATTTGCTGTCTTTTTTTGAAAAAAAAACTTCTTTGGCCCACGTGAAAAAAAATAATCTAAACCTACTTAACATAATACACGTTATCTGACCGATTAGACTTGCTGATGTTAATCAAAATAATCTATATATATAGTCTTTTCTAACTATTTGGCAATTTCGCTAAAGATTATTTCACCACATCTAGAGCGGCTAAAGAAATACTTATGGTAAATGTGGGAAAAACACGCAAAAAAAATAGCTCTTTTCGTGAGCTTTTTTTTGAATTTTGTGGGTTTTTATTTTTTACAAAAATTAGTGCAGTACGTGCGTGAGTGCATTTTATATCTATTTTATAGGCATACGACGCCGTAACTTCTATTATCCATATATTTTGTGGAAACACAAGCTTAATTCCTATTTTTATTGCTCATTAATATTATTTCTAATTATTTTACTTTTTTTGTAAAATTATTGTTGACATTAGGAAAGAGTACAGATAGTATGTGTACAGCTTTGACAGGCTACAAAGAAGAGCATTAATTAAGGGTGCTCATTAGAGCGCCTTTTTTGTGTCGGAACCGGGGGAGTAATCCCGCCTTCATCTCTTCTTAGGTCTGTCAACCGGTTCCGATAATTTATTTTTTGACAGAAATAGAGGAGAGTTCACAATGACGGTAAATCTAATTAATTTGCTTCGGCAAGTTCAAAGTTCCACCCTTCACACGAGATCGACCAATCATAAAAAAGTGATTATTTCAAAATCTTTAGAGCAGGAAATAATAAGGGCTATCTGTTCTTATGAAGCGAGAAGTGCGAGCGCGATGCGTGCAAGATCCATCAAACATTATCAGGTTTAAGGGGAATAGAAATGGATCAAAAATACAACGGTTGGACAAATTACGAGACTTGGAGAATAGGTCTAGAAATATTCGACGGTTACGAGATGAATTGCATTGATAGCGCAGATTCTCAGGAAGAAGCCCTCGAAATGGTGGAACCTGAAAACCTTAAAGATTATGTGGAAGAGATTCTACTCGCTGACGGTCAAAATGAGCAAAGCTTAGTTATGAGTTATGCCATGGCTTTTGTCGAGGATGTAAATTTTTATGAAATAAGCGAGCATCTCCAAGATGATGTTAAAAGACATTTTGAGTACGAAAAAAAGGAGAGATAAAAAATGTATCAAGGTGAACATAAAAACGGTATCAAACACGGACAAGGTACTTACACAAGCCCCGATGGAGTTAAGTACGTCGGTGAATATAAGAACGGTAAGCTACACGGTCAAGGTACTTTAACAACCACCTCGGGACAAAAGTACGTCGGTGAATTCAAGAATGGAACAATGCACGGCCAAGGTACTTACACAAGCCCCAGTGGAAGAAAGCACGTTGGTGAATTTAAGGACGGCTTTCCAAATGGCCAAGGTACTTTAACATACCCCGATGGAAGAAAGTACGTTGGGGAATTTAAGGACGATAAGAGACACGGTCAAGGTACTGCCACATTCCCCGATGGCGAAAAGTATGTTGGTGAACATAAGGGTGGTCAGATGTATGGCCAAGGCGCCTTTACATTCTCCGATGGAAGAAAGTACGTTGGGGAATTTAAGAACGGTAAGCTACACGGCCAAGGTACTGCCACATTCCCCAATGGAGCAAAGTATGTTGGTGAATTTAAGTATGATGAGTTCCACGGTCAAGGCACTTACACATTCCC